AACTGCTGAATCAGGCACTCCTTTGAGAGCACGAACATCTGCTTTGCGTCCATGACTTTCCAAGTATGCCACCAGCATTTCACGAGCATCTTTTTTGCCATAAAAGTAATTGTACCAGCTAAAGGCAGCACTAAGTTGACTGGTGCGATCGTCCGTTGGTTGCACCCGCCATGCGGGTTCCAGCCCTGTGTATTTGGTATCTGGACTGCGAGGGTTCAGCGGCTTGACAGCGATTCGTGTTGCGTTCATCAGGGCTCCTTAAATTATATGTAATTATAACACAAATGGGATTTTTGGTCAACCCCAAACGCCCTTTCGGGCTCAGGGTCAAAACACATGTCCTTTAAATTGCTCGTAATCATAAAATGCAACCAAAGTACTACCACGGAAAAATACAGTGAGCCCGCCCAAGTCCTCGCGCACATCTGCCCCTGTAGTCTCTGCAATAAAGTCCGTAGCACGAGTCTCAAGTGCTTCCATCAAGTCATCACCTGAGGCGTCAAAACTAGCAAGAGCCTCGGCTTCATAATTGATGCTGTAGTTTGGTGCTACACTGTTGATCATCTCGCTGTGCAAATCTGTAACTAAATCACTCATTGTTGGCTCCTTTGTTGTTAAGTCCATATTATAGCATTTTGGTAATTATTGGTCAACCCCGTACAATGGTAAACCCAAAGTACTATAAATATACCATGCCACGCTTATCCCTATACCGCCCCAATCGCACCAGAGACTATCAATTTCTAGACCGCACCATACGTGAAATGTACACTGTTGGTGGACTGGATATCTACATCCATCGCTATATGGGCCCACAGGCTGGCGGCAATGATTCTACACTGAGTGGCAACTTTGATGCCACACAACCCACCTATGCAGATGTTGACGTGCTGAACATTCAAGACTTGCTGTTGCTGGAAAACCGTGATAGAATTTATGACCCTGACGTGTATGTCATGCGCGGTGTGTACAACACACAGGATGTGGACTTTGACCTGACACAATTTGGTTTGTTCTTGAACAACGACACCATATTCATGACCTTTCACTACAACACCATGATTGATACGTTTGGGCGCAAGCTCATGAACGGTGATGTGATTGAGATTCCCAACCTGACAGATTACCATCCTCTGAATCAAAACATACCCCGTGCATTGCCTAGATATTATGTGATTCAGGATGCTGACTTTGCGAGTGAAGGCTTCTCTCAAACTTGGTTGCCACACTTGTGGCGGGTGAAATGCACACCAATGAAAGATCAGCAGGAGTTCAATACTATTACCAACAAACCGTTTGTGGCAGAAAACATCTGGGATCCGGGTAACTTCTATCCCACAGGCAGCATTGTGAACTACGGCGATACCTATTACCAAGCACAAAGCAATGTGCCCGCTGATACTGATATCACCAATACCACGTTCTGGCAAGAGTACACCCCCAGCACCATTAGTGATGTACAAGGCACACGTGAGAAAGATTACGAAATCAATGACGCTATTTTGGCACAAGCAGATGCAGAAGTGCCGCTGTCGGGCTACGACAACCAAACTTTCTACATTGAACCTACCATCAACGGAGAACCTGCCAACCCCACAAATATCACTGCTGACGAAACTATCACTGTGGATGGCACTCAAGGCGGCATGAGTGTGACACCCTCGGGCGAAGGCTATGCTGCAGGATATCTCACTGGTGGTGGCACAGCACCCAATGGCTTGCCGGTTACCTCTGCTGTGAACTTCCCACCAAATCCTGTGGCAGGTACGTATGTGCTACGCCTGGACTACAAACCCAATCGCTTGTTCCGTTATGATGGCGCACGTTGGGTCAAAGTTGATGACAAGGTCAGAACCAATCTCAACAACGGACCAACAAATAAAACACTGCGCAGCGGCTTTGTAAATAACACTGCTACTGTCAATACCAAAGACTTGGGCAACATTCCAAGTCGTCAGAGTTTGAGCGAAATTCTTCGTCCCCGAGCAGACAATGGTGATCAAGGTGGCTTCTTACCGCCAGGAACATAATGCAACAATTTTTTTACGACGCCCAAATACGCAGATTCTTGTTACAATTCACAAGAATCTTTTCAGGCTTTCAAATTGAGTATGCCAACGAAAACGACGGAGTAAATGCGGCTGCGTTGATACGTGTGCCTGTGCGCTATGGTGATGCCACTCGCAATGCACAAACTATTATACAAGAAAATAGCCGCAACAGTTTGCCTTCTACTCCATTGATGACATTTTATATCACCGGCCTAGACTACGAACAAAGCCGCATGCAAGATCCATATTTTGTGAGCAAGATCAATGTGCGTCAACAGGCCTATGACCCTGCCACAGAAACCTACGAGACCACACAAGGCAATGCATTCACCATTGAGCGATTGATGCCTGTACCATTCAAACTCACCATCAACTTGGACATATGGACATCCAACACCAATCAAAAGTTGCAGTTGTTGGAACAAGTTCTCACACTGTTCAATCCCAGTTTAGAAATTCAAAGCACAGACAACTACATTGACTGGACCAGTCTGAGTGTGATGTACCTGGATCGTACCACCTGGTCAAGCCGTACAGTGCCCATCGGCACAGAAAACCCCATTGACATTGCCACACTGCAATTCAGCATGCCAATTTGGCTATCGCCTCCGGCCAAAGTGTTGAAACTGGGCGTAATTGAACGTGTGATTGCTTCAATGTACGATGCACAAGGCGATTTGAACAATGCTATTGACAACGAAGACCTGCTGATGGGTACCAGACAAGTTATCACACCGTTCGACTATGCCGCTGTACTAATTGGCAACAAACTACAGTGTTTGCAACAGCAATATCTCTCCCAAGAGCCCGGCAATGACACTCTCACTCCCACAGATATTGTGCCTGATTCCAACCTGTTGTGGCCAGCTGTGATTGACTTGTACGGCTCACTGCGGCCTGGTATCAGTCAAATACGCTTGATACAGCCCGACGAAACTGAAATTGTGGGCACAGTTGCCTTGGATCCCAACGATGACAGATTTTTGTTGTTTAATGTGGACATTGATACCACTCCGCAAAACACCCTGGATCCCATTGACGCTGTGATCAATCCGCTGACTGCTGGTCCACAGGATGGCCTGGACAGTGCCGTTGATGGACAGCGTTATTTGCTCACTGAGGACACAGGATCCCTGGACAACTCCAATCCTGCCACGGCCTGGGTTGGTGCCAATGGTCGTGGGCTTGTGGCACAGGCCAACGATATTATTCAATACTCAAACAACTACTGGCGTGTGGTATTCCGTGCTGCCACAGAAACCAACACCACACAGTATGTGACAAATCTTACCACAAGCATTCAGTATCGTTGGATAGGAGATGCCTGGGTTAAAAGCTACCAAGGTGCGTATCCAGGAGGTACCTGGAGGATTGTGCTGTGAAGGCCGTGGGAGTTTGGTTTCGCAGCAGTGCCACCGGACGCTACCTGTACTTGCTACGCAATGACGCTCGACACCCTGGATCCTGGGGACTGCCTGGCGGCAAAGTAGAAACAGGTGAAACACTACTGGGTGCCATGGAACGCGAATGCATTGAAGAACTGGGCAGCATGCCCGAATATCAACGCCTGGTTCCCTTGGAAAAATTCACATCAGCAGATTCACAGTTTGAATACAACACCTGGGTGTGTGTTGTTGCAGATGAATTTGTACCGGTGCTAAACGACGAACACATGGGCTATGCCTGGATTGATCGTGGTCAGTGGCCCAGACCCATGCACCCTGGCCTGTGGTCAACTGTGAACATTGAAGCTGTACAAAGCAAGATAGACACTGTAGAGCGGTATCTTGCTGCCGGTTCTTAAGCCTGGCTTTCTTGGAAACTCAACTGGATCTCACCCACTGGACTGGTTTGTGTGCTTAATGCAGTGATCACCACGGCCAGTACTTCTGGACCATTGGGATAGGTACCTGTTCCTGGAATTGAACTTTGTCCAATCTGTTTGATGTTGGTCAAGTCCAAGGTATTGGTTGCTAAGGCGTTGATAGGAATAGAAAACAATCGTTCGCCGCCGGTGATGTCTGATGATATCGCAGTCACTGTCAATGCCAAATCATTAGTTGTAGTCGACCCACCAAGTTGGTTGCCAAGAATCCTCAGTGTGTCACCCACAGCATATCCTGAGCCAGGATTTTGCACTGAAATACTTGTGGTAGTGGTTGTATAACTTGTTTTAAATGCCTGCAACTGCACAGTCAAGTTGGCACCCGAACCTGCACTTGACACCACCACAGGCGTTAAATTTGCAAAAGTTTTGATTGAGCTTGAATTTACCATGGTACCCACACGACTAAAACCGCCTGTGGTGTTCAACGGAGCAGCTTGCACACCACCTGTGGTTTCGTTGTTGTAACGAGGAGCCACAGCAAACTGTGTGAAACTGGGTTGGAAGCCACCACCTGCATTGTTCAGTCCTGACCACACAGTGTTAGCAG